TCTTACAGCATTGATAGTTGGTGATATATGGATTGACACTAGTGATTTAGAAAATTATCCTAAGATTTACAGAAGACAACTAAACGCCGCTAACGAAAGTGTATGGGTTTTAATTGATAACACAGACCAAAGTACTGAAAACGGTATACTTTTTGCAGATGCAAGATTTATGGGAGACACAACTACTGATGTGGTAACAGGAGTTATTCCTACAATAGTTGCATTACAAAGTAATAGTGTTGTGGACTTAGATGTTCCAGATCCTACACTTTTTGCTAGAGGTACTTTATTGTTTAATACAAGACGTAGTACTCTCAGTGTAAAACGTTACAGGAGTAACTATTTCTCAAGAACTAACTTCTCAGATACTACACTTTATCCAACACTTCCATCAGAAAAGGATGCATGGGTAACAGTAAGTGGTAATAGAAACGATGGATCACCATTCCTGGGCAGAAAAGCGGTTAGACAAATTGTAGTAGCGGCAATGAAATCGGCTATTGATACTAGTGAAGCACTAAGAGAAGATAGTAGAACCTTTAATATTATTGCATCACCTGGTTATCCAGAGTTAATAAGTAACATGGTTTCGTTAAACAATGATAGACGAAATACTGCATTTATAATTGGTGACACAAGCATGAGATTAGAAGGAACAAGTACTGCTATTCAAAATTGGGCAACTAATACTAATGTATCTGCAGATAATAGTGAAGATGGACTAGTAAGTGCAGATCCTTATTTAGGTGTGTTTTATCCATCAGGACAAACAACTGACCTAAGTGGAAATACTGTTGTTGTTCCGGCAAGTCATATGATGCTAAGAACAATTAGTAGAAGCGATGATCAAGCATTCCAGTGGTTCGCTCCAGCAGGTACAAGACGTGGATTAATTGATAATGTAAACACAATTGGTTATATTAATGCTGCAACTGGTGAGTTTGTTGTAGACAATATTAGAGAAAGTTTAAGAGATACACTTTACTCCAATAGAGTTAATCCGATTACATTCTTTAATGGCGTAGGACTTTTGAACTATGGTAACAAGACTAGAGCAGCAAGCACTAGTGCATTAGATAGAATTAATGTTTCTAGGCTAGTTGGATATTTAAGAGGTGTATTACAAGCAACTGCATTAGGATTTGTATTCGAGCCAAACGACAAGATTACAAGAGACGAACTAAAACAACAAGTAGAACAAATCATGAATGACCTAGTTTCAAAACGTGGTATATTTGATTTCTTAGTAGTTTGTGACGAAACAAACAATACTAATACTAGAATTGATCGTAATGAACTATATGTTGATATAGCGATTGAGCCAGTCAAGTCTGCAGAGTTTATTTTTATCCCAATTAGACTTAAGAACACAGGTGAAATTGCTTCAGGCAACATTGCTAGTGCAAGTGCAGTAGTATAACTGTTTTAGACACCTAAAATAACGAAATTAATGGGTGGTACTACAAATACCACCCATTTTTTACGAAAGATATTTGATAAATATTATTATAAAATAACACAGAGAAGGAGGCAGACAATATGTCAGTTTCATCACTAACAAAATTTACTGTACCATTAGACAGTGATCAATCAGCAAACTCGCAAGGTTTGCTTATGCCAAAACTTAAATATCGCTTCCGTGCTTTGTTTGAGAACTTAGGTGTGTCTACTCCACGTACAGAACTAACTAAACAGGTTATGGATATAACAAGACCAAACTTAACATTTGAAGAAATTGAAATTCCAATCTACAATAGTAGAGCATATGTTGCAGGAAAACATACTTGGGATCCAATATCAGTTAACTTTAGAGACGACGTTAACGGATCAGTTAGTAGATTACTTGGCGAGCAAGTTCAGAAACAATTTGACTTCATGGAACAGGCTAGTGCAACTTCAGGCATCGACTATAAATTTGTAACAAGATTTGAAATCTTAGACGGTGGCAATGGAGCCAGTGTTGCTAATGTTCTTGAAACATGGGAATTATATGGTTGTTTCTTAACCAACGTAAACTATAACGACTTAAACTATGCATCAAATGAAGCAGTAACAATTACTGCAAGTATTAGATTTGATAATGCAATTCAGAGTCCAATTGGTGACGGTGTTGGGGCAACAGTTGCGAGAGCAATAGGTCAAACTGTAACCGGTTAAGGAGGTAATCCATGACTAGTGTTAACTCATTACTAAATGCCTTATCTCAAGGCGACCAGATAAAAGACTTCCAACATGCATCTCGGTTGTTTATAGATAACAACTACGAGTTGCAACCACGATATAGTAATCTTTTTCATGTTGTATTTAATTTTACGCCTCAGGCTGCATCTCTATTTGATAATATAGACAAGTTAGAAATGAACATGTTAGTTAAAAGTGTTGATTTACCTAGTTTCAATATCGATGTACAGACACACAATCAGTATAACAGGCAAGTACATAGTCAGCATAAACTAAATTATAACCCTGTTAATGTTGTATTCCATGATGATCAAAGAGATCTTATAAGAAGTGTATTGCACACTTACGCAAATTTCTTTTATAACGATAGTAAATATGCCATAGGCAACGGAGCCTATAGTACCAATGATAGATACAGTGGATATAGAGGCAACGAATTCGGATTTAGTGATGGAAACCAAAGATTTTTTAAAGATATTAGAATCTATTCAATGTTACAAAAAAGATTTGCAGAATATACATTAATTAATCCTATAATAAATGCTTTTGGACACGATACTCATTCGTATGCTAACAGTAGTTTAATGCAACATACTATGAACATTCAATACGAAACAGTAAAATATGCCACAGGATTTGTAAACAACATAAATCCTAAAGGGTTTACTGATGTTCACTATGATAATAGTCCAAGTCCATTAGGTGTATTTGGCGGAGGAGTTACTGACAGTATCTTCTATCAAGGTGGTCTTGTTGATGCAATTAATACTGTTACTTCTGACCTAGCAAGTGGAAACTTATTAGGTGCAATTATTAAAGGTTCAGTTATATTTAATAATACAAAAGATGCAGACTTATCTAGAGTATTTGAAAAAGATTTAGAAAGAGTAGTTGGTAGTATATTGAGAGGTAAGAATCCTTTAACTGATGTAATACTCCCTACTGCGTTAGTCGGAAATAACAGGGTTAACACAGGAGAAGGATTAAGTGGCACAGGCTCGCCTGTTGACAGAACTGCTTCGTTTGGTAATAGTTCACCACCATCAGGTGTAGTATCGAGTAACAAAAGCAACATATTCAGTACTGCCTTTAACGTAGCAGGATCATTTTTCTCTGACCCTTTCAGTATGGGTAACGGTACAGTTGTACCTGACACAACTCGTAGTGCTGGTAGTTTTAGAAAGTTAAGTGACGGTGGTCAACGAGACTTATCTAATAGTTCTAATACAAGAGCCAGTAAGGAAACTGAGATTCGGGATAGAATAACGAATCTTACTCAATTACTTAATAACGACCCTAGTAACTCATCGCTTAAAAAAGAAATATCAGATCTCTCTAAGCGAGCGGGTTTGGAGTTTGGAAAAACTAGTTCCGCGCCAATAACGACAACGTCTAGTACAACAACAATATCTAGTACAACAACTGATAGCGAAGCGACTACTTCTGCTTCAACACCATCTTCTAGCACTGGATCCATTTACACATGATAATCGACTATGAACATTATATGGAAATATTAAAGAAACACGATAAAGAAAGAACTTCGTACAACGATAGATTAAAATATTGGGAAGAATACTGCAAATGACAACACAAAACACTGCTTTACCTATAACAAATATTAACGACAACGTAGATGCAAGAGTCAATGAATTTTTTTCCACACAATTCAGTCCTAAAGGAAAATTTACAGACAATGATTATGAACTTGTTAAGTCGTTTTGTATCAACCGAACACCCAACGAACAAGCAGCAGCGGCACTTATTGCTGGGATATTAAATTCAATAAATGAATTAGGCCTATATGCTCATGAGGTTATTAGTAAATTTGAAAGTACTGATCCTAGACTTAGTATACCTTTACTTTTAAACAGTAGTAGATCAGGATCGAGTTTATTAGGTTATACGAACAACAAACAAGTACCTGCTAGAGTATCACAACAAGTTAAGGCTTAATTATGGCTAACAAGTGGGCAAGAGGTTTATACGAAATAGCAAATACCAACAAGTATGCTGGACTTAAAAAACCAACTTATAGAAGTAGTTGGGAACATGCTTTTATGCGTTTCTGTGACAATCATCCGAGTGTAATACAATGGGCAAGTGAATCAGTTAAGATACCTTACAGAAACCCATTAACAGGAAAACAAACTATATATGTTCCTGATTTTCTTATTGTTTATCAAAACAAGACTGGCAAAAAACGTGCTGAACTTATTGAAATAAAGCCAAGTGGACAAACAAGACTTACAGAAAAAACTAGCCAAAGAGATAGATTAGCAATAGCAATTAACCATGCTAAATGGGAAGCGGCGTCTAAATGGTGTCAACGACAAGGACTAAATTTTAGAATTGTTACTGAATCAGATATATTTCACCAAGGTAAGAAACATAGATAAGTAATAATAATGTATAAAACATGTGAATTGTGTGATAAAGAATTTACTTGTAACCCTGATACATCAGGATGGCATGTTTGTTGGTGTCATAAAGAACCTAGAGGTAAAATCAACTATGAATATAAAGATTGTATTTGTAGAGATTGTTTAAGAGAAACACATGACTAAAAAATTAGAAGAATTGTTCGACTTAGAAGATGAAGACAATCCGGTAGACGAACAACCAAAAGAGGCACTTACAATAACTCAACTTAACACTACATTAGATAGTGTTAGTAAGATTGATGCCGCATTGCCAACTGTAAGAGATTTAGAAACTACAGATGCTGAACTAGATGACATTGCCGAAACTGCTAGACAAACCTTTCAAGACTTAATGGACTTAGGAATGAATGTAGAGGCTAGGTTTGCAGGAGAGATATTTAATAATGCAAGTAGAATGTTAGATACTGCATTGACTGCTAAAACTAGTAAAGTTAATAAAAAACTTAAAATGGTAGATTTACAAATTAAAAAAGCAACACTAGATCTTAAAAATAAACAAAATGCCCCTGATACTCCTGCAGACGGACAAGGAATGGTAGTAGATCGTAATACTCTTCTTAACGAAATTCTAGGCAAAAATGTATAAATACACTATAATATAGGATGACAATTATGAAACCTTTCAAACATTACTTAACAGAAAGTGAAAGAACTTATAACTTTAGAATCAAAATAGCCAATATGATTGAAGATGAAGTTATGGATAAACTAGAGGATGCACTTGGTAAATTCGAGTTAAAAAGTCTTAGTAAGCCTAAGAAAACTCCTATTCAAGAACACCCAATGGACTTTCAAACGTTAACTAATTCAGAAGTTTATATGATGGATGCAGAGATGGGTTATCCAGTTACTGCAAACACATTATACGAATATCTTAAACATGCAATCGGTATTGCTCCAAATGAGATAGTTGTAATTAATAAAGATCATCCAGAAGAAATTGCTAGAGAAGAAGCTGTCAAAGAAGAAGGTGAAATATATTCTGCAAAGTTAGATGACGCAGAATACAAAGACCAAAAAGAAATAAAAGTCGACAGTCTTTACGGCGACAAATATAACGAGAACATGTTAAAAACTATCGAAACTCGTAAATACGAATTTGCAAAAGAAGGAAAATAAAATGCATATGATTGATGTAATGAAAAAACTATCTGAAATAGCAGAGAATTACGATAACGAAGATATACAAGCAGGCATTGTTGCCGCAGGTAAAACTCATAGTGTAGTTGCTGAAGAAACTGTTCAAGAAGGCGCAGTAAAAGACATGATGCAGGATGTTGAAGAAGGCATGACTAAAGCAGAATTTGAGAAAAAATATCCAGGTCAAGACTATGATGCTATCAAAAAAGACATCGAAGAAAAGATGGATGAAAGCAAAGAAGCAAATGTTGAAGAAG